AGTTATAGGACCAGCAAACTTTTTAGGGGTTACTTTTTTCTTAGTTTTATTTATCTCAGAATAATCTTCTTTTGCTGGATTTTCAAAACCAAAAACTTGTTTGTATAGGTTTTCACTAGGCTTTTCATAAAACTTAGTAGGTTGTGTTGTCTTTTTACTTTTTGGTTTGAAGCCTTTACTTTTAATATAGGCTGGAAGTTTATCTTTACCTCCAGCCATATTAATTAAATCATCTTCTGTATATGTTTTTCCGTTTAATTCGTATTCTAACATAAATAATTATTTTGATGTAAGTGTACCTTTTTCTAAATATTCGACAACCCCAGCTTTTGTAGGTATTGCCACTTCTTCATTGGTTCCAGCAGTTTGTATAATAAATTGAGTACCGTTATAAGACACCTTGCGCTTGCCATCAGGACTATAAAAATCACCAAGACCTCCAAGTTCCATATCTAAAATAGCTTTCCTTTGCTCAGTCCAAGTGGCAGCTTTTGCTTTCTGCGTAGCTGTTTGCTTGTTAGTACTATTTTTTTGAGAAACAGAGAATTTTGTTACATTAGCCCTATCAACTTGCATATACCCGTCTTTTGTTTTAACAATATTATTTTCTTTCATAATATTATCTCTATATTTTTCAATTATAGGTTCTGATAATGTATTTATTTGTTCTTCTAGTTTTTCTCCTAAAAAATTATCAACCATTTCTGGGCTAGTCCCCAATTTAAGGCTTGTCATAAAACCTCTTAATTTGTTGGTATCTTGTAAGTCCGTAGCCAATAGTCCCGTGACATTTACTCTTACTCTTTCTTTAATTAAAGCCTCAATGTCAGCCATATTAACGGATCTACTTTCTATTTTAGCATCAATTTCAGATTTGTCTAGACCAGCATTGTTTTCGGCTTTAATATATTTCACTCCTCCTAAAAAAGTGTCGTATAATTGTCCTTTATCATTATAAATATTAGCTGTTTGTAGATCTTTCTCTTTGGTCGCATCCGGTATTACCGTAAAAAAGCTGCCTGTAGTTTTATCATCAATAGGCATGTCATATACTACGGTGTAGCTTTTTTTACCGTCTTTTTCTTCCCCCTCTTGTAATATACCACTAGCCTTTGCGTCTTCAAGAAATTTATTAAATTTTGTGTCATTATTAGCTATATCCGGGTTTATGGATTTCATTGCGTTTTTGATCTTGTTCTCATCGTAACCTGATGTTCTTATAATAGCGCGCGCGCCTTTGCTAAGATCATTTTCGTCATAATCAATGGCAGAAACAACATCTTTGTTTAATGCTAAACTATTGGACGTAGCGAAACTTCTGAATCGCTCTGGGTCGGTCTTACCGTTATATTCTAATTTATTAATATTTGTCTGATTCCACGTTCCGTCTGCTATCGATTTTACCTCCGCTCCGCCTACTCCAAGAATTCTATTCATGTTACCCCAAATTGAAGCATATAAGTTTTCAAATTTAGCATTAGATTTTAACACGTCAGGCTCAACCATATTGAACATAATATTTTGGTTATTATCACCAATCTTGGTTTTTATTTTTTCGCTAAAGTTTAATGCTTGCTCGGAAAGGGATGGGCTTACACCCGCTTTAGCAAAATCGGACTGACTAACGTCACGTTCTGCATTAATTTTCTTTGTAGTATTAGATGCAGCTATTTGTTTATTAATTTGTACCTCTTTACTTTCTTTTGCTCTTCTTTCAGCATCTAATCTTGCTTCTTTTTCTCTTGCTTCTCTTTCTTTTCTAGATGCTTTAAAGCTTTCCATAAAGGCTTGGCCGGCTCCACCAAGGCCTTGAGCCCAGATCATTGCGGATTCGTCTTTTATTATCGTTGGATTATCGTATGCACTCATATACTATATATTTGTTTTAATTGCTATTTAGGTTTTTTTATCAAATTACCACTTAGGTCGCCTAAAGCCGAGCTAAATCCTTGAATACCTGAACTCCATGCTGCTGCATTTGCCGCATTTGCCGATGCTTGATTTTGCATAGCTTGCGTTAACGCACCCGCCTCACGCCCTAAATCAGCATTAGTTCTGTCCTCTCTTGCCGCAAACATAAATTGTTTTCCTGCTGCATCTGCTGCTTGAACCCTTTGAGCCTCGCTGATCTTTAACGCCTGTAATCTTTGTTGCTCCTGCATTCTCATTTGATTACGTTCAGCTTCTCCTTGCGCTCTTAGCTTTTCATTTGCTGCTTCTTGTTGTTCAATACTTGCTGCAATACCTTTTTTGCTTTCTAAGGCTGCTTGTGCCAATGCTGTTGCTCCTCCTGCACTTGCCCCTGTTGCTCTTAATGTATCTAGAGTATTAGCTAAAGCCATATCTGCTTGTTCAAATTGCATCTCTGCAGCTTGAGTAGCTACGCCTAAATTTGCATAAGGATTATTGATCATCCCAGATAAATCGCTAGCTAAACCGCTTACATCTGCTGTTGATTGGTATGGGTTGATTATCGATTGTCTTGCGGCTTTAATTGCGTTCAATTCTGCTTGTGCTCGTCTTGCGTCATTGCGTGCTCCTTTTGCTGCTTGACCTGCTTGGTGTGATGCTATTGCTCCACCAACTAAAGAAGCTCCGGCTCCTATTGCTGCTGCTACTGCCATGTTATATTAATTTTTTTGAAATTTCGTATGATGCCTCACCGTCAACTGTATATCCAAGTTTTTTATGAGTGCTTATTAAGTTCTTATTCCTACCAACACTTAATATTATAGTTTTGCCAACACTTAAAGCAATTTCTTCTAAACCTAATATTAGCATTTCTAGTGCTTCTTTTCTATCTTCTTCTCTGTAGTCTTGATTTGAAATAATCCATTCCATCCAAGCTACATTTGAATTAGTTAAATACAAAAACCCGGATACAACAGGAATATCGCCTTTACAGACTATCAACCCGCCACATCCGTTCAATGGTAGCATTTCTTTTGTTATAGCAGGCCAATTCCATTTAGCCCACCATTCTTGCAAAGTTTCCCAATCTGATTCTTGTAATGCTCTTACTGTTAATTCCATTTAATTTAATTATATTTTAAGCTAATGATTGTACATAGTCGGAAGACACTGCAAACAATATAGCTTGATTGTTATAGGATGGAGATACTGCCGTTGGATCTGGAAATGTAAAGGTAGCTGTAGCATAGAAGCCGGCGATACCTGACATAGATTGACCATATACTGCAACACTCTCTGTTGGCGGACTTATATTTAATATTGTACCAAAATATTTATTTTCTTTTTGTTTAAAATTATTTACAAACAATTGATTTTGCAAGGTTGTTAAATCATAAGAAATTGTCGCTGACGTTATTGGTACAGCTGTATTAGAGTCTGTATGCAAATCCGTTAAAGCCCATCCGGTTGTTCCTTCGTAATTAATTGTTTGAAATGTTTTAGAGAATGATGGATCCGGGTTAAAAATAGGTGTAATTGTGGAGCTGTATTGCTCATTGTAAAAATTACAGAATGGTACATTGGCTGCATAATGCTTCCATATATTACCTTTTGCGGCAGTATAATATCCTCCTAACATACTAAACCCATTATCTGGTCTGAATGAGAAAGTACTTGTCCATCCTAATGAATCTTCATCAAATGTCAATGTTTTAAACTGTGACAAATACCCCGTTTGACCATCGCGTGAAGCTCCTCTACTTAGAGCGGGTTGGATGGATAATACGTATTGCTTATTGTGCATGTCCCAAGATCCTAATATTTTACCATTAGCTCCGGCTTCAGTCAAGCTATCTCTAAAATAATCAAGCATACCGTTAGCGGAAATTTCTGTTATACCATCTTGTGACAATCTTAAAACCGCATTCTTTGTTCTATCAACAAAATATTTTCTATAGCCGTATACTGCAAAACTTTCTGGATTAGTACTTATACCATAATTACCAGCATATTGTTGTACTTGCCCAATAACAATGTTCCCGGATGTAGTAAGTGGCAATCCTTCCGCAGAGTATACCGCATCTTTATCTATTAAGGCTCTGCTAACTTTTAATTCTTGGAATATTATTAAATTTGTATCCTCCGAGTATAATTTTTGTATAGACCCATTAGCTGGATCTAAAGTTCTTGTTATATCCTCAGCTACAGAAAATTGGTTAGTGTTATTAATACCTGTTCTTGAGTTGAATATCCCTGAGTATATTAAAGAACTTGATCTGTTTTGCCTATTTGGACTTTCTTCAACTATAAATGCTCTAACACCTAAATCTGTTGAAACATTGTTATAACCACCCCTGATTCTAGACTCTTCTATAAACCAATCCTCACTAGTATTTGAACCGTATTGAGTAGAGCCACCCGCGGTGGACTCAGATCCTGGCACATAATTAAAGTCCCATATCTTACCAAATGTAAGCGGAACAAAACTAGATGGAGTTGGTGTTGGGTCACTGGTAAAGGTAACAGTTAAAGGTCTATCTAAGTATATTTTATATAACAAAGTGGATGGTACATTTTCAACACCTGTAATGGTGTAGGTATATGTTTCTGCAGATGGTCCCGTAAGCGGATATGTAAATGTTAGTTTTTGCCCCGGTCCTATGAATGTTGTTTGATAATCACTAAATGATTGATATGTAAAATAGTTGTTCCCAGTTGCAAATATAAACTTTAAACTGTCCGTTACTTTAGTGGTTTTTGCCTGTACTGGTTGTACTGACTTTAATTTTTTTAACCAATAAGAATTAAAATATTTTACTTCTATAGTTGCTGCCATAATTAATAATTACTTGTTTTTTTCTGTTATTACGTTGGACAAGTTACCGCTAAACCCGTATAATTTATTTGCCCGCCTATTGCTCCTGAGCCACTTCCAGCACCAGCTGCCTGCAAAGATAAATACCTAACAACAGGTTGTGTTCCCCCGTTTGCAGGGCTACCTATAGTTTGTCCTGGTTGAATGACACCTCCTATTATTTCGTAACCATTTCCATGCAATCCACTCCAAGGGATGGGGGCACTAGAACTATTATATATGTACCATTCGCGACATTGGTCTGATATATATGCGGGTGATCCAGTGCTGCATCCAAACGCGTTGGCAACTTGTTCTCCCAGATCTCCACTTACATAGAGAGCGTCTGTCTCAAAAGAACAAACAAAGTTTCTGCCAGAAGATGTATACACCGTCCCACTAAACCAAAGCTTGTCAGCCGCTTGTGAAGTAGATAATGAATTATTTGTAAATAAATTATAAGTAAATGAAGCTGTGCCAATAACCCCTGGAGCGCCAAAAGTTACGTAGCTACCATTAATGAAGACCCAAGCCCCACCAGGAACGTTATATGGTCTATAAGCGATTAATTTAACTGTGCTATTTACTACAGTTTCATTTTTGCGTAACATCTTCCAAATATTTATAGTACCGGCTGTAGCATTAGTATATGTTTGTCCGGTTCCTATATTAGGGTTTGCTGTAGTAGTGCTAGTCCATTCTCCGCAAGTGGAAAACTGAGGGATAACTAATCTAACAGTTCTGTATGCGTTTAAGCCGCCGGTGGTTTGTAAGCCGGTTGATGTAGACGCATCCTGAAGTTTAACCCTAATATCAAATGTACCAGGCAATATATTAGTGTTTGTTAGAATAATTTCCCCTGTTGAGGAATTTACACTAAACCATTGGCTGTAATCAATATTAGGTAATGGATCGTATTTCCAATATAAATCAGCTAAATAATTTCCAGAATAAAAATCTGAATTACCATTCTTTCCAGTTAAGTCAGCCACAGGTCCTATTAATGGATTAGAGGTTAAATTATATACAGGACTTAAATCCGTAGTTGGATATGTTATTACTGGTACTATATTTGAAACTCTCAACACTTCGGCTTCAGTTGTTATTAACGGAGTATAAGTAACAGCCGAAGGCCCAACCCCCACAGTATGTGTTATCGCAAATTTAAATACAAAACTACCTAGATCAACATTAGTACCAAAATACGTTCCGTTTTGCTTTATTTTTATTCTCCAATATAAGTATGTCGGGTTTGGATCTCCTGGAAGTCCGGGATTAGTATCCTGCCATAGTTCAAATTTATTGGTAACATCTTCTCCAAGCCTATTATATGCTGAAAATATAACTTGATCTGTTGATGGGAACCCAGGTGCTACTGGTACAAAAACTCCGGATGCATTTTTAAAATAAAAATACTCTGTTATATACGGAGAGTTCGCCGCACCTGTTGTATTACCACCCCCTAAATAATTTTGATTTTCATTGTACAAAAAGTCTAATGAAGAATATCCTATTATAGCATCTGACCCGCTAATAATATCAATATTCAACTCTGAAATATACCCCGACGTAGAAGTTTCCCAGAATATATCCAAAGCAGATACTACTGGTTCAGTCTCGTATACTCCTAAAAAAGGGCTCATTGCATTAGTGGCTGATGGAGGTGTTGATGTTGTTGTATAATTACCAACTACGCCAACTCTATTTGATGTCGAAGTCCTTGCTATTAATGGTGATGTTTCAAATTGATATAAATTGAATGCAGCGGATCCAGCAGGATTTTCACTAGCACTATTTGGTAAGAAGCCTAATTCAGTAGTTGGTGCTATTGTATTAACTACATCAGATTGCGTGCCAGGGTAATATTGCCTATTTGTTGTATACGTTGTTGGCGATGATCCTAATGGTTCTATTAAAACATTTTCTACCCTACCCCATAATTGAACGCTACTTCTATATTGTCTTTGATTAGGACCCACTTCGGATAAATCACGGGGCACTTTGTTTATATTGTCGTTTATTAACACAAAGTGGCATGTCGAATCATCCTCTCCATTCGGAAAGTCAGTTGGCTCAGTCGATGCGAGTGGGTCAGTTTTAAATGTTTGCCATACCGGGTAGCCAGCAAGCATACCCGGGATATATACATTATAATATTCCTGCTCTTGCTGTTTTACTACCACTTTATAAGAATACCATCCTAATTCATTTATTGAATAAGAATACATTATATTTGGATCAGAAGTTCCATCATGATTGTATACATCGCTAATATCTGCATCAACAGTTACCGTATAAGAGCCAAGTGATGGATTATATTCTTCCGCTATTACCTTTACATAACCGGTATATTTTCCTCTTAAATAATTTCCTTCTGTAGGATAATTACTTTGAGCTGGTGATCCTGATAAAGTAAATGTGTAAGTTTTACCGGATACTGTCCCAGAATCAATTTGGAACCCATCTGTGCTTCCAGGTATACTGCCTGATACCGTAGCATATAATCCGGGTGTGCCTAATGCTTCATCTCTAAAGGAAGTTATTCGTTTATTAAATATAATAGCAAGTTGATCACCAACCCAGTCTCTTACGTCTGTAGTCCAAAATTCATTTTTATAAGGAAAAAACACGGAAGATGATCCGTATAATATATCTCCACCGGTGGTATAAGGACTTGCACTGGATAGTATAACGGATGATTGTCTACCAAATTTGTCAGCTAAAACAATACCTACCTGGTATGTCCTATTTTGTTTTAACGTATGATTTGGATATTCCAACCAACTCTCAAACGGCTGATTTTTTTCAATTACGGTAACATTATAATCCAAACTTTCAGGTGGTGTGCTTTGGTTTATAAAATTACCATATATTACTCTTCCTCCAGAAACTTCCTGGCTTAATGCTCTAATCGGCACTTTGTCATAAACCCTTAGCGTTTCTGCTTCTTGTAGGGTCTTTTTTGGTTTTTGTGAGTTGTATGTATAACTATATATATTTGATGCACCTGTTTGAAGGGCCACATCAGTGGATGACATAGTTTCAACCACTTTTATTGCAGAAGAATCTGATTCTTTATATAGTACATCAATGCTTTTTATTTTATAAGAATTGATTATATTATCTCCTGAATCAGGCAACTCTATTAAGAGCTTAACAGAATTAACATCATTTTGCATCCATTCTAATACGGTTGATCTATAAGCAGCATCTTCGTCACCATTAATAAAATAACCTTTCTGTTCGGGTATAAATACAGGTTGGGTGAAGGGGGCTATTAAAGAATATTCATTGTCATCAAATTTAAATCTATAACTAAATCTAACAAATTTATCAGATAAAAAATTATCGTTACCATTTAGGTTTGATTCTGCCGTAGACTTCGCCATCAAACATCTATAGAATGTTAAAGCATCGCCATCAGAAAGCAAGGTTGTATAATCTCCTGAAACATAAACCCAAGAGATGCCTCCGGAAGTGCCAACTATGTTTGTCACTATAGCTGAGTCACTTACTGTTATTCCGTTACCAACAAGTTGATCACCAACGGCTAATCCAGTAAATCCTATAGAAATAGTTACTATAGGTATTTTTGTTTGTCCACCTTCTAAAGTGGGAGTTCCATCTATAACATTATTTTCTATAATTGAAAAAATTCCAGGAGCTATAAATGGATAATATTTAGCCACAGATATTTGATCTACATTTGTATAATATGGATTTGGAGAATCTGCTGGATTAGATATAGCGCTATTTACATTTATTTTTCTTGGTTGGTTTCTATTATCAGTCCAGAATAATAAACCTTCTACTAAATTTACACCTGTTATTAAATTTGTAATAGATAAATTTAAAAACTCTCCGCTCACAAGTGTTATATATGGATTGCCAGCATTTAAAGAATCATATACAGTGATCTTCATTTCACTGCCAACTGGCGGTAAGTTTATACTAGATGGATTTGGATCCTGATAATCAGTTAAGAATTGAAATATTCTATTGTTTTCATTATCTACAAAATAGCCAATGCATACTAAATCCTCATTAGTTTCAAATGGTTCAGCTCCTGTAGATGTTGGTTTTGTGAGTTTAATATTACCCAGAACATTTTGTAATGATCCAACGCTTTGATTCTCCGATTTACCGACAGATATATTTAAGGCATCCCTATATTCGTTATTTGGCAATAATCTACTATCAAGATCTTTATTCATTTTGCCTGCCAAAAAATTATTTTTTGTTTCCGCCATTTTAATTAATGTTTAATCCATTTAGATTTACCTCTAAATACTTGAGTTATTTCTTCTAATTTAATATTTGAAAGTCTTATTTTAGCATTTCTTAATTTAGCAGACTTATCTTGCTGCAACCTTCTAACAAGATACTCTTGCGATCCAGCCCGATGTGAAACAATCGCATGCAATATATAAGCATACATTGCGTCCTCCGCCATTTTTGGTATTCTTGAATCCAAATCATAAGCTAATCCATCAGATATATATTCTAATACAATTAATTTACCAACCAAATTGCTGCTAAATGATATTTTGTTTTCTCTATCATTTATAGAAAAGTAGCCGTTTATATTGCCATACTGTGGATCCATACCATATAGTCTACCATAAAATCTATCTTGAACCCAATTATCCCCATTATACCAACCAACGTCTAGTGCAGTATTCTCATTAACATCTTGCAACAACCTATTTGTATCCCATCGATGCTCTGTTAAAGAATCCCCTTCTATATTTTCCCCAAAGTTATCTTGGATTGGCAAACCTCTTTGGTCTTGAATTGGATTTTCATAAGGATTAGTCGTTAATGAATTTACAGGATAAATGGGATGTTTAATACCAGAGTGGTCTATCCATGCCATTTTAACGTAGTTGACATAGTCTTGAGGTATTGCAACGCTTAGACTATGTGGTATATTTAACTCCTGCGATTTTATACTTTTTAATGTATCATAACTAAACTCTTGCATGCCGCGTTTTGCGTGGAATATAACATCTGTACGTTTTACTGCACCAATTAATTTGCCGGTTCCAACATAGGCGACCATAAAGTTGTTTATAACATCGTTTAAGGAGATATAAGCATAGCTGCCATAGTTTTCCTCTACTGTATTACCATAAGCATCATTATCGCCATAATTTCCACCGTCTAATATCTTTAACTGAACAACTACATAGGTGCCATCTGCTAAAGCTGTATCTAACGTTATCGTATTATTGCTTACCGCATATTCTAATACATACTCTTCAAATGTACCAGGAAATCCTGTTGGACTAGTGTATAATTTAAAATTGTTTAAAGCATAATCAATTTCATTTGGATTCCAACTACCAAATACTAAATCAGTATTAAATGTTGTCGTGAACTGAGTTGTGCCTATTTCAGATCTAAACCCTTGAGCTCCCTCGTAATATTGTCTATTTGTTTCGGTAATTAAACCATTATTTGGTGTGGGCATTTTTTATTAACTTTTTGAATTAATATTTTCCGATTGTACTTGCTGAGCCGCGACTTGAACTATTTGAGGGTCTTTAATAACTATACCTGAATAAAGTAATATTCTAGTTATTATGTTCACTTGTTCTGTAGGATGTAATTCGAAGTCTGTGGAGTTATCTTCATCATATACATATTGGTAATTAGGCGGTGAAGTAGTAAAATTCCATTCTGGATTTGAAGGTTTTCTTATATATGTACAAGATATACCAGAAGTTATTGTTGTAGGGTAAACTTTAATTACAAAGTTTTTATATGTATATACAGGCCAATAAGTTGATGGCTTTGTTATAGGTGATAAATTAAGCTCTATTAATTCATTAGGTTGCACATATTGGACTTCTTTTTCGTCGTTATATATGACAGTGCCTAACTTATAAAAGTCAGTTACAGACGGTATATCGAACCCGCCTGACACAGCTGTGCAATCACCTTCTGTTTGGAATATTGCAATTTTTTCCTCTAAGTTTTTTATGCGATCGCTATATTCACTATCATTGCCAGGTACTCTGAGTTGCTGGTTAAGATCCTCGAAATATTCATTAAATATATCAAGTTGTACTTGAGCTGCTGTTCTGTTGAATTCATCTGGAGTTAAGTATCCTCTTTGTTCTTTATTAATTATTAATAAAACAGTTCTATAAACTGTATTTACATTTACCGCCATACTGTATATTTATTATAATATTAAGGCGGTAACCAAAGCCACCGCCTATATATTAATATTACGTATTATTTTAATTTTTTCTCTATAGACTTAAAGACGTCTATACCTTCATCTGTCTTGAAGTATGCCGCCATAGCTGAGTATGGGTTTTCATCAAAAGGCACCGTCATTAATTTCCTATTGTTCTCTCCCCAATGGAACGTTCTGTTGTCCGGAGAAAGTTTTATGATGCTCGCTTCGACTGCTCTGATAGCTACATTACGAAGCTGTACATTATCATCATTTGCTAACTCTATAAATAAAGAAGGATTATTTCTTGCTAATAATAACAAATCTCTTCTTATTTCTTTTGAGCTCATTTTATTCACTCTAGATCCAACTTCAACTCTTACGATCGATTCAGCTTGATCAATGTCCATCTCTAAAGCAGCATTCAACGCTGCCACTTCTAATTCAATGTCTTCTAATTCATCCTCCGCTTCTAGCGTTGGATCAAATTCGGTATATCTAATATTTAAACCAGGATGATAGATTGATAATAATTTTTGTAGGTTTTGTTTTTCTTTAGGAACATTTAATATACCATTCTCAAATATAATATGGCCTAAAGTAACTTGCCCTTTTTGTTGAGATACTAATGGAGAATTCTGATTAGTTGCATAACGCAATTCTTCTTGTTCCCCTGTTTCTTTGTTGAACCACAATAAAGGATACCTTAATGAGTGCCTACTTTGTAAAGTATATGTTAAAGGAGAATAATTATCAGCTATGATATATGTTCTATCTTTTATAACCCAAGTATCTTTTAAAGCCTCTTGGTTTGTTTTTTTTGGTGCAATTGGTTCTTCCATAGTAACCGTTTGCGCATCTACTTCATTTAATTCTAATTCTTTTTTTGTAACTGGTTTTGTTGCCATAATATAATATAATTTAATAAGTTTTTTTTAAAAGGTAATAATTACCCCCGTAGATTCAACGAGGGTAATATTACCATATTTGTTATACAGAAGCTGTAAATAACACGAAGTTATTAGCTCCTTGAGTAACTAAACATCTTTCAGACAAGAAGTGTACCTCCATTGCATCAAGATCAGAAGTGTAAGCACCTCCAACAGATCCAGTGATCCAAGATTTCATTCTTCTATCGTCAGCTTGGTTAGCTCTATAACGAACGTGTAAGAATGGTCTACGGATGTTAGTACCTAATTGTTGGTCGTATACAGTTGATGTACCAGCCGGAACAAGTAATCCATCAATAGAAGTAGTATTCATACCTCCACGAGTTGATGCATCATTTAAGTATTTCCAGTCCGTTTTATAGAAATCGTAAGATCCTCTACGGAATCCAGAGAATCCTAAGTTCAATGCCATTTGCTCAGAGTTTTCAAATAAACCATAAGCTACACCACCAGCTGCACCGGCAGATAATGAAGCAAGCATATCGTCAAACTCCAATGAAGTTGCACGATTTAAGAACAACATGTTCTCCTCAATAGCTCCTTGAGTATCCAATCCTTTTAAGATTGAATCAAAATCATTCAAGCCACTAGCAGCAGAGAAGTTGTTTACAATATTACCTCTTTCTCTAACAGCAGAGAAAAGACCTTGAGTACCTTTAATTTGCGCAGCTGTTAATGTAGAGTTAGTGGCTAACTCACCCTCAATAACTGACATTTCTAAATAGTCCTCAAAACGTAATCTTGTTTCAGATTCAGCTTTCAAATACCATAAGTATCCTGATGCACCATCCTCTGTGGCAATCTCAACCCATCCAATTTGAGCAGTGTCTGATCCAGAAATTGCGTATTTCTCTCTAACAATAATTGGGGAGTTGCTGTATTGTGTGAATGAAGGAGTTACTGATTTTATTAAATCATCTCTATCTCCTTTTTTGTATTCAGATCCATAAACGAATATTTTAAGATCTCCAGCACCAACAGATGTAACAGGGAAAGTCACGGTTCCTGCATTTAATGCTGCTTGAGTATATGGCTGAACAGTAACAATAGCGGGGTTTGTTGTAGAAGTAGTAGACGCAGTTACGTATACCTTAAGTTCTTTTCCTGTAGAAGGACTCATAACCACTAAAGTTTGTCCAACAGAAATAACATTGTTTACAAAGCTAATACCATTTGTGCTGTTTACAGCAAATGATAATGTATTTGCTCCCGTAACAGACACATTATCATAAGCAATGTGTAAACGGTTTTGTTCAGACCAAATAACTTGATCCGAAGACATTGGCATTTCAGCCCCAACCATACGCAAAAAGCCTGATAAAGTTCTATTACCATAACGCTCAATTTCTTGCTCGTAAATTTCCGGTAAATATTGTTCTGCAAAAGATGAGAAATTAGGATTTGATGGATCCGTAAAATTCAAATAGTTAGTTTCTAATGCTTGTTGTTTTTGAGACGGTTTAATTGTCCCAAAATTTGTTCCTGTAACGGAATTAATCATGTTCGACATAATCGTTTAATTTTTAATTGTTAAAATTTTTTTGTTTGTATCCTCAGTTTAGAGGAGTCTTGGCTGCTTATAGATTTGACTCTTAGTCCATTAATGAAAGGCTCACCAGCAGTTCGAGGAGCATCATTGCTTGGGTTTTTAGAATTGCTAACTACTTGTTTAACAGCATCAGCTTTTCCTTGTTCATAAAAATGAGCAGCTATTTTATCAGCATTCATTGCTGAGTACAAAGCTTTGTGATAACCCGGTACGTCTGACACATTACCTTCTTTATCCAGAAACTTTCCGATGAAGGTTTGTATATTTGATTGGGTTTCGGCAACTTGATTTGGATTTTGAACATTGTATCTAAATCTTTTTTCTCCTAAATTATATTCAAAACCTTTGAATTCGTTATTAAAAAGAGTAGATGTTTGTTTCTTAAACATTTCTTGTTGTTGAGCCACTTTGTTTTGCTCGGTATTATATCTATTGAAAAAATCAACAGCTTTTTGTTGTTCTGCATTAACACCCGGCCTAGCCTTGATCTCTGCATAATATTTTTGTTTCGCTTCTTCTAAAAAGTTTCTTGCTTTAGAAACCTCATCTTTAAAAGCTAATTTTTTTAATTTGATCTCTCTGTCGTCGTCAAGCTCTTCATCAAAGAAAAATTTGTCCTCCAATAAGAATTCTACCTCTTCAGCATCTAAATGCGGTTTGGTATTTTTATAGTACTCTTTTAGTAAAGCAATATTGTTTACATTTGAATAATCAGCATTTAATCTAACGTAGTCTTCAATAGTACCTCCAGTCTCTTGCATAAACGAAACTAGCTTTTCTATATTCTCCGGTAGTTGTATATTGTTCTCTGTTTTTTCTTGAGTATGAAATTGCAGTTCTTCTTTAATATCTGCAATCTCTTTTTTTATTTCTTGCTCAACGATTTCTTCAATAACATTTTCAGTGGTCCCTTGGTTTCCTTCGACCACTTCTTGCAATCCCATTTCGGGCTGTTTATCGCGTAACACGCTTTCATCTGTTGTTTGCTCTTGAATGGCATTTATTTCTTCTTTAGGGATTACTACTCTTGTTATCTCTTCTTTCTTCTCTGCCAAATCAACCTTGATAGGTTCGTCTGTTTTATTTAATTTTCTTGGCGAAGGCTTTTTAGCTTTTAATTTAAAATCTCCTTCTTGTTTTACTTCTTGTGACATAATATGATAATATAAAATTGGTTAATAGACTTATTCCATTTGTAGCATACCTCCTAAATCATTCATCAAATTGGCGGCATCGTTTTGAAAGTCTTTTGGTAAAGAATCATTCTTACGCTGGTCTATTAATTCTGATTGTTGTGTAGCTTGTATTTTTGTTCTTTCGTCTTTCCTGTCTTCTAGCTGGTTAAATTTATTCATATCTGCTTGCACTTTTAATTGTGCTAGTTGCATATTGTAATTAAATTCTTCAGCTAATAATTGTTTTTTAATCTGGGCCTCTGTCTGCATTTCTTGAATTCTAAATTGCATTTTAGCCTGTTCAACATTGATTGCTTCTTGTGTTAATGCTTGTTGTTTTTGAACTTCAAACATAGCCGCTTTTTCTGCATTCTGAGAATTAGCATCTGCTTGTGCTTGTATATTTGCTAATTGTTGTTGTTGTACTTCTTTTTGTTTTCTTTTTCTTTTTAGCTTTAATAATTGATTTGCTAACTTAAGATTTTTTACTTGTCGTATGTCTATGGCATCCTCTAAATCAATTCCTCCATTTTGTAAAGACACTTGTATATTTTGTTCTAATTGTTGTTTTTCTTCTTCATCTGGTTCGATCTCAAGGAATATACCAAAATCATGTAGGTTAAGGTTTTTCATTTCCTCAAGCACGTCTACGTTGTATGTTGAAATACTTTGCTTTAAAGAATTTGCGGTTAAAGGATTATCTAAACAGTCGGCAATTCTTAAAGATATATTCTCGCATATTCCAGTAGTTAAATATATACTAGCGTCTTTTATATGACGTGTTGCTACATTTGAACTATTAGCTGCCATCTTTTGTAATCCTACTAAAGCATTTGAATCCGGTTTACTTCCATCTACCGCTTCATTAAGACCCGTGACATCGCGAATCATTTGCAAATAATACTGATAAGTTTGTATTAAACTTTGTATTTTACCTTGCCCGCTTGAGGTTGTTAATTCTTGAATAGGAACCTTGCCTCTGTTTATATCTCCTTCCTGTGTTAATGATCTACCAACAATACTACCCGTTTGGAAATACATATTTAATGCTTCTGCTGGATTGTATTTAGTTCCATTACCTAAGTCAACTTCCATCAAACCATCGACGTCTAAGAATACCCCATCAGGTACTAATTTAGACATAACCTGTTGTAACTTAAGGTGTGTTAATTGGATCATATCGGCAAAAGAGATGCACTTAGACACAATAGAATCAATTCTGCCTTTATACATTCTAGGCGCAACTATATTATAGTTCATTCTTACTCTTGTGGTATCTGCTTGAGGACGAGTCATATCATTTGATAATCTCCATTCTAGCATCATATCTGTCCCTATAATTTTAGCCCCTGTGTACAATACCTCTATTGTTCTTGATACTCTTTCAAAATTATCGTTTGGTGGTGGATTGAAAGAATCATCTTTTTCAATTACTTTTTCTAATCCTGTATCACTATGTTTTATTTTGAATACTTGGTTCATGTAAGTCTTATACTCAAAGTACAATACTTGCACGGTATTTTCGTCATAATTACCCCAGCCTTGTATATATTGTCTATTACCAGGCATTTGTTGGATTCTTAACAATTCATCCTCTGGTATATATGGAAATTGCTTTTTTAATTCTGGTATTGTTACCGCTTTAACTTCTCCAACATAATAAATATCCTCAAAATTAGGATCCTCAGTATATGAATAAACAAGATAAGCCGGATCAACATAATCAACAACGATACCCTCAGATTTATTAAACGATGTTTTAGTTGCTGCAATACCAATAGTAGTTAGATCGTAATTAAGTCTTTTTCTTGTAAGATCATACTTATTTGTTTTTAATACCGTATTTATCGCTTCCTCCTCTGCGATTTCAATAGCTTGCTTATAGGATAGTTGCATGTGCAATTCTAACTCATCTAACGTTGCCGGCAAATCAATTGGGGCAATATTTGATTTTGATATATCAATACCTGTAATCTCCAATGTATCCTGTATATCAGGTTGAGCAAACATATCAAACTTTATAGCGGAAGCATATTCAACTCTCTTTTTTAATGAATCTGGATCCTGTGCAAAAGCTCTTACATCATAAGTTTTTTGTGAAATGCCATTTGCAACTATATCTACAAACTTTGATAATATAGGCACTGGCGTCCAATCTAAATTCAAATAAGATAAATCGCCATTAATAGACAACTCATCTTTATATTTTTGTACAGATTGTTCTCCTCTTGCGTAAAGCCTTAACCTATTAAAATTATTCCAATGTGTTAAATATCTATTACCACTTGTCCTCCCTTGATTGAACCATTCTTGCTCTATAGCACGTGATACTTGTAATCCATATTCTTCGGAAGCCTTAGTAGCATCATCTACCACCTGGCTAGGGAAGGCGCTGTT